TTATACGCAAGCAGGTGTTCCAAAAGAAAAACAAAAAGTACCATTATCTTATGGACCAAAAGAACGTTATCTGACACAGATAACTTCTGACCCGAATCTTATTAAATCAATCAACACTGTTGTTCCAAGAATGTCATTCAACCTTGACAGTCTGGAATATGATGTAAGTCGTAAACAAGTTTCAACGTTGCAAAATTTTGCTGCTGCTACAAACACCGGCGTAAGCACACAGTTTTTACCTGTACCGTATAACTTTGAATTTAGTTTATCAATTTATGTTCGTAATACAGAAGATGGTACACAGATATTAGAACAGATTTTGCCATTCTTCACACCAGATTTCAATGTTGTTGTGGATTTTATTCCAGCAATGAATCAGAAATATAATGTGCCTATCATACTCAATTCTGTTGCATCTACCGTTGAGTATGAAGGTGGCATGTCAGATGGCACAACAAGATTGATTATTTGGGATTTGACATTTACTGCCAAGAGCTTCATCTGGCCACCAGTCAAATCTGGTAAAATCATCAATACTGCAAATACAAACCTCAACATTGACCTTACGTCAAAAGAAATTCAAAAGGTCTATGTTGACTATGCTAATGGCAACAATGTATTCACCACAGGTGAAACTCTGCGTGACACTGCAAATGGATTTGTTGGTACAGTAGAGTTCTTTAGTAACACATCACTTGGCACACTTGTCATTACTGGTGGTAATAAATACATTGAATCTGGTTACACATTGATAGGTGATTATTCAGGTGCAAAGTATAATGTAGCAACACTAGATATTAATTCAATCAATGCTGCTGCTGTAATTACTGAGCCTACTCCGAACACAGCATTACCGAATACTAGTTATGGTTTTATTGAAACAATCATAGAATGGCCTGATACGTTATCATGAAAAAGCTGAACAAAAATTTGTCTGAAATCTTTGACATTGAACCGGTAGAAGAAACACCGCCAGTTCAGACTATGCCCGTTGTTGTAGAAACATCAGACGTTGTTGAAACAGATTCAAATTATGCCCGTGAAAATATCAAAACACTTATTGATACAGGCAACAAAGCATTGAATGATCTGGCTTATGTTGCCAATCAATCAGAATCACCGAGAGCATATGAAGTCTTGGCTAATATGATGAAAAATCTAACCGAGATGAACAAAGATTTGCTTCAACTTCAGAAAACAAAAAGAGAGCTTGCACCCCAATCTGAAGTCGCAAAGGGAGTCAACATAGATAAAGCAGTCTTTGTTGGCTCCACCACTGAACTTCTAAAAATGATCAAATCTAACAAATAAGACTATGGAACAACTAATCGAACAAATGAAAATTATTCTTGGTACAAATTTCGGTTTGTATTTCAAGGCGCATACATTTCACTGGAATGTAGAAGGTCCAAACTTTGCTGAGTATCATAATTTTTTAGGTACACTTTACGAAGCAGTGTTTGATCAAACTGATTCTATTGCAGAACATATTCGTGCATTAGGTTCTTATACACCAACATCGTTAGCACGAATGATGGAACTATCTAAAGTCAATGACTTGGTAGCAATACCATCACCGTTGATTATGATGAGTGAACTTGCTAATGATAACGACAAATATATGATTGAACTTCGTGCAGGTATTGCTCTTGCTGATGCTGCTGACGAACCAGCAGTAGGTAATTTTCTTCAAGATATTCTTGATGCACATCAAAAACACGGCTGGATGTTAAAGAGCTTCACACGATAAACAATGGAAGTCGGATATCTCGGTAATGCAAGGCTCAAGAAAGTCGGTGTTGAATTATCCCTCACAGAAGAAGAAGTCAAAGAGTATGTAAAGTGTGCTGAAGATCCAGTATACTTTATAGCGAACTACGTAAAGATTGTAAACGTTGATCGTGGTCTTGTCCCATTTGATATGTGGGACTTTCAAAAAGAAATGGTCAACGAGTTTCACAACAATCGTTTTACAATATGTAAAATGCCACGACAAGTTGGTAAAACAACTACCACCGTCGGTTATATGTTGTGGTGTTCTTTGTTCAATGAAGAATTTGTTATCGGTATTCTTGCTAACAAACTTCAACTTGCACAAGACATTCTTGCCAAGATTCAAAAGGCATATGAGTATCTTCCACACTGGTTGCAGCAAGGTATTATCAACTGGAACAAACGTTCTTTAGAACTCGAAAACGGTTCAAAGATTTATGCTTACGCTACGTCAGCAGCGGGTGTTCGAGGTGGTACATACAATCTAATCTTTCTTGATGAATTTGCGTTCGTACCACACAACATGGCAGTAGACTTTTTTACATCTACGTATCCCGTTATTTCATCTGGTAAAACATCAAAAGTAATTATTGTTTCTACACCAAACGGTCTGAATCTATTCTACAAGATGTGGATGGATGCTTTAGAGGGTCGTTCGTTATATAAGACTCTTGAAGTTCACTGGTCAATGGTGCCAGGTCGAGATGAAAAGTGGAAAGAAGAAACGATACGAAACACTTCTGAAGAACAGTTTCGACAAGAATTTGAGACTGAGTTTATCGGTTCAGCAGCAACACTTATCTCTGGTGCAAAACTGCGTTCAATGGCATTCCGTGACCCGATGCGTATTGAAGATGATGGTAATCTATTCATCTATGAGGACCCACGACCAGGCAGAATATATATTGCTACGGTAGACTGTGCTGAAGGTGTCAATCTAGACTATTCGACGATCAATATTCTTGACGCTACTGAAGCACCCTATAAACAAGTGGCAAGGTACCGCAACAATAAGTTACCGCTGCTATTCTTCCCAACAATTGTTTACTCATTAGCTCGTAGATATAATGAAGCCTACGTGCTGATTGAAACAAATAATATTGGTCAGCAAGTTGTTGACATTCTGCATTATGACTTAGAGTATGAACATATTTACAAACTGGAGCATCATCATATCAAGGGTCAGAGCATTTCTTCGGGCTTCAAACGTTCAGTGGCTTTTGGTGTAAAAACGACTAAATCAGTCAAGAAAATTGGCTGTGCTAACCTCAAAACGCTGATTGAAAATGACAAACTGATTATCAATGACTTTGACACCATTGCTGAACTGAATACATTCGTCAGAACAAAAGACACATTTGCTGCTGAAGAAGGTAGCAACGACGATATTGTGATGGGTTTGGTGCTTTATGCGTGGTTAACAGCACAAGCGTTTTTCAAAGATGAGACAAGAATTGATATTCGTAAGATTATGTTGGAAGAGCAGAATATGCTCGTAGATGAAAGTATGGTGCCTTTTGGCTTTATTGACGATGGCGTTACACAAGAAGCCATGGCCGAAGATGGAGATGTCTGGGAAGCACCAGCTGGTTATTTATCATCAAGGTTGTAAAAAACTAAATAGACTATAAAAAGAATATTGACCCAACAATAAAAGGAGAAATCCAATGGCATTTCAATTATCACCTGGAGTGAATGTATCAGAGATTGACCTGACTACAGTTATTCCTTCAGTTGCCACTTCCACTGGCGCTTTTGTAGGACCTTTTAATTGGGGACCAATCGGTGCAGTAACAACTATTTCGGATGAAGTTCGTTTAGTAAATTCATTCGGTAAACCAGATAGCGATAATTATGAATATTGGTTCTCGGCAGCGAACTTCTTAGCGTATGGCAACAATCTAAAGATTGTTCGTGCCCAAGGCCTTGGTGCCTTGAATGCTACAGCAAATGGCACAGGCTTACTTATCAAAAACGATGACGATTATGAAGATAATCACACAGGATATGCAGCAGGTTCATACGGTAATACTGGTGGATGGGCTGCACGTTACGCTGGTTCACTAGGTAACAGCATTCTCGTTTCAATGGCAGATGCAAACACATACAATGTTTGGGCATATGCTTCACAATTCAGCGCAGTTCCAAACACATCATCATATGTTGCAAGTCGTGGCGGTGCAAACGATGAAGTTCATATCGTTGTCGTTGACGAAGATGGATTGTGGACAGGCAACACCGGCACAGTTCTGGAAAAATATTCGTTTGTTTCTAAAGCACGTGATGCTAAAGATGACAGCGGAAATTCAAACTACTATAAAGATGTTATTCAGAATCGTTCACAATACATCTGGTGGTTGTCACACCCAACAAATCTAGGAGCAGGTACAGCATGGGGCTCGTCTGCTAACGTTAGCGCATTCAAACTTTTCTCAAGCAATTCTTCAAATTCACTTTCTGGCGGTACTGTTGGCACAGTTAGCACAGCAAACGTTACAAGTGGTTGGGATAGTTTCAAAAATGCTGAATCTGTTGATGTATCGTTACTTGTTACTGGTCAAAGTAATAGCACAGTTGCTTCGTATGTTATTAGCAATATTGCTGAATCACGTAAAGACTGCGTTGCATTTATTTCACCA